CATACTCATGAGAGTATAAGTCACCTATCTTCAGACAGATCACACAATTCTGGGAATGTTTCTTTCCAGTTTGTTCCATTAGCAAAATCGAAAGAGTTGAGATACTTTATTGATTTGTTCCATCTCTCCTCCCAATCATCATAATTTTTTTCTAAAATTTCACAAAGAAATTCTAGTTTTGTACCACGATATTTATTAGATAATCTCTTCCTTATATTTGGATGTAAGTATCCAACAGATGTTACTTCTGGAATATCCACAGTTAGAAAATTACAATACAACCCTCGTGCATCAAGAAAATCTATCAGGAGATCCATATTGATGACTGACAACAAACTAATACATGCATTAGCAGTGAGACTGACTTTTGGATGGCGAGAAATGTAATCAAAATTCTCCTCAACAGTTTTCCAGTTTGTAGGGAATCTGATGTACTCGTCATACTTCCCTACACCTTCGATTGACCACTTGATTTCTACAGATTTGAATTTGTCAAAGTAATTTAGAACCTTGTGATCTCTCCATTGCAATCTTGTAAGATTAGAATCATACCCTAGAATAATATTCTGAGATTGACCACACTCTATCAAAGCATCTAAGAGTTTGTAATGTGATGGGAGTATCATAGGTTCACCACCTATAATTGTTATGTGTCGTATTCTATGTGCCAGTTTTTTGATATCTTCCATCAACCTATCAAAAACTTCAGGACTATGTGATGCTAAATCAAATCCATTATCTTTCTTTAGGTATTCTGGGACATCATCATACGATAGGTACTCTCTCACATCTGGTTCATGCTCCATCATTTTCTCAGTCTGTCTGATTCTAGTATCTGAGTTCTTGATGTTGCACATGAAGCAAGAAAGATTACATCTATTACCAAACAATCTCAACTTCATATCAATAACTCTTCCAAGAGGAACCTTATCCGAAGGAACTCTCGCTGAAGGCAGTCCAATATTTTCATTGTGTATACACTGCCAACAAACACTCTTGATAAGGTCTGAGGGTTCTTCCTTCATCATATCAAGTCTTAGTTGACTCATCTCAGGTGACTTCCAATACTTTATAATACCATCCTCAACTGGAGCACATGGAAAATCTCCCGGACGATCTGTTTTATGTGGATGATCGACAGAAGCATGACAACATGGCATCATCATACCATATGAGTCACTAAAGATATGAGTGAACGGTAATTTACAATAAACTCCCATTAAATAATCTGATTCCCTATTATTAAAGCATCAAGACCTGATACATCTGCATCCTCTGGGGTTCCCGCAATTGGTTTACCTCCTATGTTCAAAGATGTATTGAGAAGTATTGGACAACCAGTCTTCTTCTCAAAGGCACTGATCAATTTGTAGTATGTAGAATTTGATTCATATGTGACAGTCTGATGTCTACAAGTACCATCCACATGAGTGATAGGATCAAGTCCTGTTTGTTTTACCTTTGCATTGTATAGCATGTATGGAGAGTCCTCAATATCAAAATATTCTGCTGCCTTTTCTTTCAATACAGATGCTCCAAATGGTCTCCACCATTCTCTTTTCTTCACACGAGAATTCAATATGTCTTTACCATCTTTGATCATTGGATTCATAAGAATACTTCTGTTACCCAATGCTCTAGGACCAATCTCACCATGTCCTTGATACCAACCTATGATCTTACCTTGTGCTAAAAGTTCTGCTGCTTCTTCAATAGTTTGATCAGTTACTTCTTCTGGAGCATCATCATCTTGACAGTATGGGAACTTACCCATGTCAAAGTTATGACCCACAGCATATCTAAGTGCACCAATACTAAGACCACCATCATATACATGGGGTAGTATTTCTAAATCATATGTCTTTCTTAGTTCGGTGTTGATGACTGTGTTCAACATCACACCACCAGAGCAAGAAATCTTTTTAGTTGGGTCAAATACCTTGAAATATTCTAATTGTATTAGTTCACATGCCTTATGTACAGTCGCCACAAAGTCTTGGAACTTTGGATCTTTACTATCAATACCTCTATGCATCCACTCACCACAGAGATCAAGAATATTATCTTGATTGATCTGTTTTGCTAATTCTATATCAGGTGTGCCATATGCTTGAAGACCCATAACCTTTCCGGGAAAATCTACCTCCATACCTTTGAATCCCATGGCATATCCAACGTAGGATAAGTACTTACCTATGGAAAGATCTTTATATTTCTTTTGATCACCTGCTATGGTCAGACCTGTCCATCTTCCATCGTAACCACCTGATCCTCTACCATCAAAGGCAGCATGTTGTGTAGCATATGATTGTGCAGAGTATACGTGTGCTGTGTGATGATCTATACAAATCCTATCACCTTCTACAATATAATCTTCACCGTTGTATGGTTTTCTTACTCTTCTTCCAAATCTTTTTCTACCTGCATCAGTATATACAATCTTTGAAGTCTTCTCATCAACACCCCACTCATCAAGCACAGACTTGAACCATTTATCATCTGCTCGATGATGTTTGATTCCAAAAGCACGTTCACTTTTTCTATATCTGAACTCACCATCGATCAATGCAGCGATACTTGTATCGTGAAGTGCACCACCTATACCAATGTAACTAGAAATATTTTGTTGCTCTGTCATAGTCCTCCTCCGTTAGTTCTTCTTTATCAGACATCCATTGATCCGCTAGGTATCTGTAATGTGGTGGTTTGGAACCCATGAAGGGATAGTAGCAGTTATTATATAGATGTTCAATATTGTAGTTCAAAAAGTCTGATATTTTTTCAGTGCCTTTCCAAAAACCCTCCATCGAAATCTCTAGTACGTCTGAAAATACTTGAGAGTAATTTGATACCACATCTTTATGGTACGTTAGAGCATTGAAGTTCTCATACATTCTGTGCAATCCAAAGTGTTTCGACGTTGGATATTCTAACACATGAAAAAACATTTCTTTTGCAGATGAGAACTGCATTGGTTCTTTCTGAAACCTAGTATTGATTTCGCTAAAGAGTCTTCTTACAGGATCTCTGTTTATGATCAATACTTTGACATCGAAATGTTCTTGTAGAATTGGTGCATACTTTTTCAAAAACCATACCGGTAGTCCAGCATTGTTCGTCGAGAAGTCACACACACTTTCATATATGTCTTTTATATTATTATAATGCTCTGTATAATATTGTAAATACTTTTCAATAGTGATTGGGCGACTGTAATAGTAATCCGAATCAAGTTTTGTATATGAATTATTGAAATCAACATCAGGATGTCTTTCCCTTTTGAAAACAGATCCTTGATACTCTCCGTCATCAAATGGTATGTCTATAAAATGCCTTCTAAATTTGTACTTGAAATGATGACTGCTGAGTTTTAGATTGTTGACCTCTTTGAAATATAATAGTTCAAGTAAATTATATTCCTTATCAAATCCCCCATGACAATACCTCTGGTTTACTGCCAAAGTATAGTACAGAGGTGTCGTGGCAGAGTATCCTGTGCCGGGACATAGTAAAAACCTAGGTTTCAAATCGCAAACTTTGCTTTAGATGTCCTCTTCAGATAGTTTAGGTTGATAGCATTACACTTCAACTTTTCTTTCAATGGTTTAGATATAAGTTTGTTGACGTTATCAATCTCTATACTGTTCTCCTCACAGTAATGACAAATTGCTTCTATGTAATTCATAGATTCATTTTCTTTGACCAGTTTTTCGATCTCCATTGCAAACTTCTCTGAACAGAGAAAGTTCTTCTTGATCATTTCTTTGACTTCACTTTTGGATTTCATTTAGTTTTTCCTCGACAAATAGTTGGATGTACTGGACAAGTTTTCTCATATACTTCATCTTATCATACTCTTCGTAAACTTTCACCTCTCCGTTGGTGCATGTCATGAGAATGACAAGTTTCTTGACGGGGATGTCTGTAATTTCGTAAAACATACAGGCATATGCTGCTGCCTGTACAAAATAATTCTCGATCCAATCAACAGGTTTAGGTTTCTCTGCAGTTTTGAAGTCAATGATTGCAAGTTCTCCTTTGTACTCTGCGATGCAATCTACCGTCCCTGCTACTCCTAATTCTCTGCTGTATAGAGATTTCTCTAACGCATAGATGTTATTTATGTTTTTCAACTCTTTTTTTGCTTGAGTGAATAACATCTTAGTGCTAGGGTTGTCTAATACAACATCTTCATTGAGTAAAAAGTGCTCTATCAACTCGTGAGTTTTTGTACCACGATTGGTTGCCTTCTTAGTGATTCGGTTTGCTTCCTCCTCACCAACTCTCGCTCTCCATTTCTTGAAGATCTCTCGGTTCCAATATGATGTGACAGACGTGATGGATACCATCGGTCTATCATCAACCGAATAATATCTGACACCATCGATAGTCTTCCTTGATAGTGCAGGAAGATCACACTCTACATGATTAAACATCAATACTCATTGCCAGTTTGTTG